ATCGCGGCGCTGTGGCGGTGGGTTGGGTTGCTGGATCGCTTCCAGCGTTCGCAGTGGGTAAGGCAGGTGAAACGCGCAACCGGCATGAACGTGGACAACATGGCCCCGTTTGTTTCATCCGACCCCGACCTGCGCGCCGCCGTGCAATGGTCTGTCGCTCTGATCCGAGACCTCAACGACGATATGCGCCGCCGCTTTGAAACGGTTCTGGCCGATGCCACCGCCCGCCGCCTGCCCCCCGCTCAGATCGAAAGAGACCTGGCCCGCCAAATCAAGATCACCCGCCGCCGCGCCCGCCTGATCGCGCTAGACCAAACGCGCAAGATCGCGGCCAAGATGAACGAATTGCAGCAGGTGGCCGCAGGTATTGACCAATACGTCTGGCAGCACAGTTTCCGCCAGAACCCGCGAAAGCACCATGTGCGCAGGCAGGGCCTGCGGTTCTATTGGTCTAAGCCGCCACGCGACGGGCACCCAGGCCACGCTATAAATTGCCGATGTGACGCCGCTGCGCTATTAAGGCCCAGAACACTCAGGGAAGGATACCTAAATGAAAGTTTGTGACGCGGCCCAGATCGGGGGGGTTTCAACCACACAGCAGGGCTATCTGAAAGCGTTCAGCCGCAGCGCCCGCACGGGCATTCAGTCCTACAAGGGCGCTGACTTCGACAAGCCAGACATGCCTGTTGTGCGCATTCTGCGCGACGAAACCGCGGTCTTTGATAAAGCCACGGTCGAGCAATTTGCAAACCTTCCCGTGACCGTCGGCCATCCTCAAAAGGGGGTAAGCGCGAAGGACTGGAAGAAAAAGGCGGTGGGCCACACGACCGGCGACATCATGCGCGACGGTGATTTTCTGCGCGTTGGTCTGGTCGTGATGGATGGCGAAACCAAGACGCAGGTTGAAGCGGGTCGGAACCAGCTGTCATGGGGGTACAAGGCCGAAATCGAGTGGGGCGAGGGCGTAACACAAGATGGTGAGGTCTACGACGGACGCATGACCAATATCCGCCCCAACCACCTAGCCATTGTGGATGTGGCGCGCGGCGGGGATAAATTGAACATTGGCGACGGCGAGGTTTTCGGTTTACAAGGTGACCAGTGGGGCGTTTCGCCCATCCAAGTCGCAGACGCAAAGGACGAGCCAATGAACAAGCGCACACTGACCTTCGACGGCATCACGGTCGAGGTCACAGACCAGGCGGCGCAGGTGATCGAAAAGCTGCAAGGTCAGACTTCGGCACTCCAAGCCACAATCGAGGCAAAGGACGGTGAAATTGCTGACATGACCAAGCAAAAGTCCACACTGGACGGCGAAATCGCGGTTTTGAAAAAGACCGTTGAGGACAGCAAGGTTACGCCCGCAAAAATGATCATGCGCGCCGCCGTGGCCCACCACCTTGGCGACGGCTACAGCAAGGATATGTCCGACGAGGCTGTTTCCGGTGCGTTTTCCGTGATCGGCTTTGAGGACTCCGAAGACGACGATCCGCTTGCGGCAACTCTCGCTGACGGGATCAAAGGCCCGCGCAAGGACGTCAACGCAAATGATGGTGACGTGTTTGCGATGGCAGGCGTCAAAATGAAGAAGGGGGAGGCGTAAGATGCCCGTAACCGAATTTGAAATCCAAACCGCCGAACACCTCGCATCTGGTGAAATTGATTATTTCAGCCGTGACGAGGTGCAGGTTGATGGTGGCACAGACGGTGCCATCGCTGGCACGATCTTGGGTAAGCGCACGGCAGACAGCGTTTTCGTTCCCCTTGATCTGGCGGCGACCGACGGCAGCGAGGCCGTGGCAGGCGTTTTGTTCGAGGCCGTGACCGGCGTTGACCGCCGCACTGTCCACACGCGCCGCACCGAGTTGGTCAAGGCAAACCTGACCTACCCGACAGGTGCAAGCGCCGCCGAAATCGAAACTGTGGACGACGGCCTGCGCGCCCTCGGCCTGATCCCCCGCACGTAAGGAGCCAAAGAAATGTCCGTCCTTAACCCCTTCAAGAACCCTTGGTTCAGCATGACGTCTCTGACCGGCGTTGTGGAAAAAGTCGATTTTGTGCCGCAATATCTGGGGGGGCTGGGGATCTTCAATGACGATCCCGTGCGCACCTACGATCTGTTTGTGGATCGCAGCGACCAGGGCCTGACCTTGGTGCCGACCAGTGAACTCGGCGCCCCACCTGACGAACTGGACCGGGACCAGCGCGACGTTGTGACCCTGCGCATCCCGCGTATTGCGCAGAGTTTCACCCTGCACACCCATGAGCTCATTGGCCTGCGTGGGTTCGGGACGGAAGGCACGTTTCAGAACTATCAGGTGGAATACATCAAGCGGTTCGACAAGATGCGTCGCCGCAATGATCTGACGCAGGAATATCATCGTCTTGGCGCTGTTCAGGGCCTTGTCCTTGATGCAGACGGCACACGGGTCATTCACGACTCCTTTGACGTCTTCGGTGTTCCGCGCCCTGCCGGTATCGACTTTCCGTTTTCTGACGCGGATGCCGATATTCGTCAGGTATGCCACAATATCGTGCGCGATGTGGTGCGTTCCAGCCGTGGGGCCATGACGGGCCAGTCCCGCATCCACTCAATCTGTGGTGACGAGTTTTACGACTCCCTGATCACGCACCCAAGCGTCTCGAAATACTATCTCCAATGGTCTGCGGCGCCTGATCAACCAGCCTGGCCGCGAAATCTATGCCTACAACCTGCCCGACACTTCCGGTCGTGACGCATGGACAAAGGGCGAGGTCTACAACTACCCGCTGCACTTCTGTCGCCGGCCTGACCTGCTGCGCGAGGGCGTTGCCACATAATTGCCTGAATGGGCGTTTTATGCAAAAACGAAGGGGTGGCGATTGTGCCGCCCCTTTTTTTATGGAGAACGCAGTGAAATATCGTTTCAAGAACCCCACAAATGTCGCCATCGCCGTCGCATCTGTCATGGGCAATACTGTGGTAAAACCACGCTCGGAGCGCGTTGTCGAAACGCCAGAGGAACTGACAGGCGCAAAGAAGGCCCGCTTGCAGGTTTTGCAGATCGAATATGAGCGCGTTCCCGACGATACGCCGGTCACGGATGGCGAAACATCGCCGGTGGCGACCGCTGAAAAGCCCGCACCGACACCGCAGGAAGAACTGGAAGCCCTCAAGGTCAAGGCGTCCGGTTTGGGCCTGACGTTTGGCGCGAACATCGGGGCCGAAACGCTGGCAGAGCGCATTGCGGAGTACGAAAAGGAAAATGCGAACCTGCGCGAGCGCGCTGCCGCCGTGGGTGTCGAGGTCGCAGACGATGCAACAAACGAAGGCATCGCCGAGGCCATCAAACTGTCCGAGCTCAAGGCCAAAGCCGTGTCTTTGGGTGTTGAGGTGGCCGAAGACGCTACGGTCGAGAGCCTTGAGGAAGCGATCGAGGCCGCAGAATAATGGCCTGGGCAGCGCCGACAGCGGCAGACATCAAGGCGAAAATTCCAGCGATGGCCGGTGTGGACGACGCTTTGTTTTCTGACGCCCTTGCACTGGCCGCAGAGACCGTGCCGCAGGCGTTGCCCAGCCAGTTGATCTTTGACCGCGCGTTCGCCCTGTGGGTTGCTCACGACATGACACTGAGCGGCCACGGCACCAGTCCAGAGGTAGAGGTTGCCCAAAGCGGCACCCTCGCCAGCGTTTCAGACGGTGCCACGTCGGTCACCCGCCGCGCGCTGACCGGCGCAGCCGCGGATAACCCGATGATGTTGACGACCTTCGGATCCCGATACGTCGCCCTGATCCGGCAATATCAGGTGCCCTTTTCGCTGGTGGGAGAATGAGCCTACTTGACAGCATAGGCCGCATTGCGGGCGGGGCGGCGCTAGCGTTGACGCGCGACGCGACACTGACCCGTGGGCAGGTTTCGCACCCGATCCGTGCCAGCCGCCATCGTGAAACCCGCCCGCACCGCGCCACAGAGAGCGGCAGGGTGTGGGACGCGGTTCTGCGCATTCATGGTCTGGACCTTCCCGTCCAGCCCGCGCAAAACGACGTTGTGACCTTGACGGGAGAGGATTGGATCATCTGGACAATTCGGCCAAGCCCAGCAGGGTCTCACATGATGGTTGACTGCATCGCCCCGCCGGCCGAGGCCATGACGCTTGTTGAGGTCAATAAATTGCCAGACGGCGGCGGCGGGCACATCAAACAGCAAATCATCGGCGGCACCGTCATGGTGCGCATGGGTGCGGAGAACAAACGACAGGATAGCAGTAGCGAGGCCGTTGAAGTGGTGTCCCGCCTCTTTGTGTCTTGGCCCTATGATCCGGCGGGGCCAACCGTCGCGGCGGGTGGCCGCGTGGACTTGCGCGGGATGGAGTATCAGATCCGGTCAATCGGTGTGCGGGCTGATAATCCGGCTTGGCGCCGCGCCACGTTGCAAGCGGTCACCTGATGGAATTGCAGGGGCAGGATGATTTCGAGCGATTCCTAGACGATGTGAAGGAACGCATGCGGGTCGGGGCCGCGCGTCACAATTACGAGGCCGCAACCCTGACCCGCGATCAGGCGCTATCCAATATGGGGGCCATGGGCATCGGCTTGGTGACGGGCCGGAGCCGCGCGCTCTACGGGGTTCGCGCGTCTGCGGGCATGTTCGGGGCCACATCTGGCGCGGTGGGCGCTTATGCGGGCTATCTGGAATGGGAGGACGGGATTGTCTTCTACCCTAAGTTTTTGAACGATGGCACGGTCAAGATGGTTGCGCGGCCCTACCATGATATGGCTGTAGATCGTGGAGAGTTGTTTCACGAGCGCGAGGCAGGGCGCGTGATCGACTTTGCCCTGACAGGAAGGTGGAACCCATGACCTTTTCCAAAAGCTGGCCCTTTCAACAGATGGTGTGGACGGCGCTTGAGGCCGCGTTGCCTGACGTTCCAGGCTTTTCCTATGCGCCAGCAAATTCACCAGATCGCTATTGGCGAATTGATGGGCTTTCGAATGTTCCGACCGACGAATACAAGAATAATTCGGCGGGTCGGCATGCCTTCACCCTGCACTTGATCGACAGCCCAGACGAAGGCACGGACAGCCTGAAATGGGTGCAGGAAACACTGGCGGTCGCGGTCGCGGCGCTGGAAGGGTTGAAACTGGACGGGAGCGCGGAGGGATTGCGCCCCGAAACCGGAGAAGCCAGATTGGAGGCTCGTGCGGACGGCATCAATGACGCACACGCCTTCGTTCGCCTTCGCTCTCGCCTGACAGGTTAAGATCGGTTATTGGTGGAAACACTTAAACGGCGGCGGCGTCGCCAAGCAACCTAGGAGTATTGAAAAATGTCACAAGGCCGCGATAGCCTCTTGTTGGTTTCCGACGACGGCACCGCAACGGGCACACCCGTCGAAATTGAGAACCAAGGCGACCTGACCATCAACTTTGGTAAGACCAACAACACGACCGTTTACAAGAACGGCCAGACCTCAAACCAGAATGACGCGGGCAAAAGCGTGTCCATCAGCATGGGCCTGACCGCGCCGATTGGTGCGGGGCAGTCTGCACTGATCGACTTGGACGAAAGCGGCGCTCCAGGCTACTTCTGGATCACGCACAAGGTCACCGGCGGCATCCAATTTGAGTTTGCGGGCATCACATCTGTTGCCAGCCTCACGACGCCAACAAACGGCGACGGCACCGTGCAGGTGCAGGTCGGTGTTGTCGGCGACTGGACACGGAGCGTAGCAACCTAATGCGCGAGGTCACCAAGATCAAAGTCGGTGGGGCGGAGTACAATCTTCGCCCCACGTTCCACGCATACGGCGACATTGAGAGCAGTTTGGGTAAGCCCATGCGTGAACTGTACCACATGGCTGGAACAGGCATGCTGACGCTTGCCCAGACGGCTGAAATTGTCCTGATCGGGATGCGGCAAATCGAAGGCCAGACAAAGGATCGACGCACCGGCGCTGACTTCACAATCGACGGTATTGCGCAGGGGTTGTGGGATGGCGGCACCTTCTCTGCTGAAACGATCAACCCCGTTGTGGAATTTATCGCGTCACTGTCATGGACGCCTGCGCAGCGAAAAAAGATCGAGGCCGAAGTGGACAAACAGATGGGCGAACAGACACCCACCTAGGCGCGATGTTCAAGGTGGCCACGACCGCCTTGAAATGGTCTGTAAGCGATTTCTGGGCTTCTACCCCCCGCGAATTATGGGCGGGAATCGAAGCCTCAGAGGATGCGGCGGAACGCATGGAACAAGCCCGAAAGGCCGGAGGATAAAGCATGCTTGGCAGCAAAAAGATGGTCGCGGAGTTTGACGCATCTATCGTGCCTTTCCAGCGCAAGATTGACGATATGAAGGCTGGCACCGAACGGTTCCGGCGCGAAACTCAGGTCGGCTTTGGTGAGGTGGATAAGAACGCGACCAGGGCCGCGCTGTCTTTGGGAAAGGTGTTCGCCGCAACCACAGCCTTGGGCGGTTCCGCTGTTCTGCTGGCAATTGCCCGATACGGCGACACGGCCAAGCAAATGGGCAACCAGCTGCAAGCCATCGGGGCCGGTGCCGACGACATGAAGGAAAAGGTGTTTGCGCTGGCTATCGAAACCCGAACGCCCATCGAGGCCACGGTCGGGCTGCTGCGTTCAATGCAGAAATCCCTCAAAGACCAAAGCCTAGAGGACACAATCCGGCAGGTTGGCACCCTTAACCGCCTGCTGACGATTGGCGGTCTGGACGGTGCAAGCCGTGGCTCGGTGTCGCTCCAATTTGGTCAGGCCCTGCAATCTGGCATTCTCGCTGGTGACGAACTGCGAAGCCTGCGCGAAGCCGCGCCCATTGAGCTGCTGGAAGCCATTGCACGGGCGGCGGGGGGCACCGTTGAAGGGCTGCGCAAGCTGGGTTCAGAGGGGAAGCTGACGCGCGACGTGATGGTCAAGGCGCTGGCCGATCTTGAGGAAACATCCAAGATCAAATTCCAGAATTTCCGCATGACGCTTTCCGAAGCATCTGACGCGCTGCGCACCTCATTTGTCGCGGTGGCCGGAGAACTGGACAAGGGCGCGGGCGTGACAGACCGGATCGCAGGTGCTCAACAAGCCCTCGCCGAATTTATGCTGCGCAACGCTGGCGCGGCCGGCGAGCTCGGAAAGGCGCTCAAGATCGTGTTTGATGCGGCCCTAGTGCTGGCCGGAACGCGCGGCCTGTTGATGCTGGGCGGCGTCGCCGCGTCGATTGCATCGCGCATGACACTGATGTCGATAGCCGCAGGCACGGCAGGAACGGCCCTTGCGGGGCTTAACGGGGCGCTGGCGCTGTTCGGGGGGCCATGGGGCGCGGCACTGTTCGCCGCCGGAACCGCCATGCTCGCGCTGTCAAGGAACGCCAAGACCACGGCAGAGCGGATCCAAGACGTCGCCAAAGCCGTCGCCGAGGCCAAGACCGCATCCGACGAATATGCCCAGACCCGCAAGGACATCGAAACCGATCTGGATTCTCTGGAAAAGGCCGAGAGGCGGGTTGAACAGGCAATCAAGGACCAGATGCCCGCCGTCGAGGCCACGGCTCGCGCCGAGGTGGCCGCAATCTCACGCCGGATCGAAGCCAACAAGGAACTGGCGGCGCTGCAAGAGGCGGCGAACGAGTCCGCGCTGTCCAAGCTGGATTCCAGCCTACAGGTGACCTACGAAAGCCTTATTGCCGACGCGCGGCGGGTGTTGCAGCGCGCGGTCGATGATGGAGAGAACGGCGCGACCCCCGAAGGCAACCGCAAGCGCGCCGAAATCGCAGGCTTGGGTGACGAGGAAGTCCTTGATCGCGCAAAGTCGTTTTTCGACAAGGGCGGTCGCAATCTGGACGAACGCGAAACCGCGCTACTGAACAACCTGCGCGACTATATTGCCCAGCGCGAAAAGGCGGATGCGGAACTGTTGCGCCAGGCTATCGCGCGGGAAACGCGCTTTCAAAACAGCCGCAGCGGGTTCGCACAGGATCGCCAGCAACAGGCGGCGGCGTTCGCCAAGGCAGCGGCGGAACAGGCGGCGGGCGACAAGGCCATTCTGGACGAATACGCCAAAGGCACGGCCAAGCTGGAACTGCTGGAAAAGCAGCGCAGCCGCGTGTTCGAGAAGATGAACGAGGCCGTGCTTGCGGGCAACGAGGAAGCCGCCGCGAAATGGCTGTCTGCCCTTGAAAAAATCGACATGGAACTGGAAAAAACCAAGGACGCGATCACGACCCCGCAAGAAAGCATTGCGGACCTGATCGAGAAGGTGCGGTCGGCGCGTGAATTGGTTGAGGCCATCCCCGTGGACAAAAGCGGGCAGGCCCGCGACGTTTTGCAGGCGATGGAGCGCCGGTTAGCCGCGGCTGTCGAGGCGGGCGAAGATCTGGACGCTCTAAAGCTGGCCCGCCTGACAGGCCAATTTCAGGGCGTGTTGTCGATGGTTAACGACCTGCTGGCGTCGCTGAATTTGGTAGGGAAAAGCGCGGCAGAGATTGAATTGGATTTCAGCGTGGGCGGCACCGGAGGCCCACGCCGTGGCGGTTATCGGCGCGACGAAAAGGACAGAGTTTTTGCCCGCAACGCTGACGAGGCGTCCCGTCGTGGAATCCTAGACCTGATCGGCTATGCAGAAGGAACCGACAAAGGGCGCGGCTACAACGAAACGCTTGGTTACGGCAAATTCACCGGCGGCGATGTCAACCTCACAAGCATGACCTTGCGCGAGATCTTGGCGTTGCAGCGCCAAATGTTGCGCCATCCCGACAACCATTACAATTCCAGCGCCTTGGGACGGTATCAGATCGTAGGCCGAACCCTCGGTGGACCAGGCCAGACCGGTCGCGGTGGTCTGATCCGTGAACTTGGCCTGAGCCTAGACGAGCAATTTACGCCGGAACTTCAAGACCGCTTGGCGATGCAGTTGGTCCGGCGCCGTCAGGGCCAAGGCGTTGCCGGATACCGCAACGAATGGGAGGGCTTGCGCAGGGTTTCGTCTCAATCCATCCAGACCGCGCTGGGCGCTCAGGTCGTGCCAACAAATGACCGGAATGTCGCCCGCAACCTTGAACGAGAAAATGAAGCCCGTAAGGAAGCTGCGCGGCTGCGCAAGGACTTCATCACGGACGCGACGACAGAGGCCGAACGTCGAGAATTGGAGGCCGAGCTGATCGGCAAGACGGCTGGCGAACAGGCGTACCTTGTCACAAAATTCAACCTGCTGGCCCGTGCCAAGCGGGACAACATCGACCTTGACGAGAAAGCGGCCGGCAGCGCCAAAACCTATCGTGAGCAGATCGAAGAACTAGCGAAGGCCGCGCAGGCAGACGCGGACGCGCAGGAAAACAGGGCGCAAGCTCTGGAAAATGCCGAAGCCCGCACCGCGTTTCTTGAGCAGGCCAATGCGACCCTAAAGGATGGCATTCTTGACGCGATCATTGAGGGGGAGAATTTCGCCGACGTTTTGGAGAACGTCGCCAAGATGCTGGCCCGTGCCGCTTTGGAGGCCGCGCTTTTCGGGGAGGGTCCGTTTGCGTCCGGCGGTGGTGGCGGTGGCGGTCTGGGCAATCTTTTCAGCGGGTTCGGCGACTTCTTCAAGGGACTGTTCACGTTTAGTGCCAATGGCAACGTAATGACCGGACAAGGCCCCGTGCCATTGAAGATGTATAGCCAAGGCGGCATCGCAAATTCGCCGCAGCTGTCCGTTTTTGGGGAGGGCAGCACACCGGAGGCATACGTGCCCCTGCCAGACGGTCGCAGCATCCCCGTAACCTTGAATATGCCCGATCTTGCCAGAATGGCCGCGACACCGATGCACCAAGGCGCAGGCGGCGGCGGCGGCCTGAGCGTCCACATTCACGAAAATGCGGTGGACGGCGATCATCAGGTCAGCCACAGCCCCGAAAATGGCAGGGTGGACATCATGCTGCGCCGTCAGGTCGCAAACGACATTGAGGGTGGCGCGTTTGACAAATCTATGGGGCGGCGCTTTGGTGTGAAGCCGACCGCGAAAGGGGGATAAAATGCCAGCATGGCCAGCCACGCTACCGCAACAGCCTGTCCTGAACTCCCCAGAGGTAGGGGCACCAGTAAAGGCGATCATACGCTCGGAAATGGACACGGGGCCTGCCAAGACACGCGCCCGCGTCACCGCCGCCGTGCGCCCGCTTTCCATGATCTTCTTTCCCCTGACAGACGCGCAGGTCGTGATCTTCGAGGAATGGCACCGTTCGGAAATCGCCATGGGCGCGCTGGCTTTCGATATTTCACACCCCGTCACGGACGCACCGATCCGCGCACGGTTCGCAACCGTGGACGGTCAATATACCATTCGTGTGCGCGGCCGGAACGCAAACGCCCTATCCCTTCGCTTGGAAATCCTGCCATGACGCGCAATCTCAGCACCGCCGCCCTGGCGTCTATCAATGCGGAATCAACCGCCGAAGTCTGGTTGCCTATGGTCGTCCTAACCCATGACGACTGGCCGGATCCCATCCGGCTTGTCAGCAACACAGAGGCGATCACGCACCAAGGCGCAGTTTATGCGCCATTCCCATTCGACATGACCCTGCCAGACGAGAACGCAGAACAGACCAGCGTTGTGGAGTGGGTCGCGGCCAATTCCTCAAATGAACTGTTGGAGCAATTCCGGCGCGTAAATGGACCGATAAACGGGGCCGTGTTCTGGATCATGGCAAGCACCCCTGACCAAATCGAGGTTGGCCCGTTCGAGTTGCAGTTGCGCGGGTTTGAATACGACAGCAAACAGATCAAGGGATCTCTTGTTGTGGAGCCGGTTCTGGACGCTGTTTTCGGCCATCGGGCGATGGATGGTGCGCATGCTCCGGGGCTATTCTAGGCGGCGTGGTTTTCGGCAACGCTCTATCCTCTGAGCTACATCGGCAAGGGTTGGTTACCTCACCGAAGGCGGGGATCGAACCCGCGACCTTTGCCTAATTGCCACTGACGTCTGCCAGTCCGGTTGCCAGAATCCATTGGGGGCCTCGGTGGCAACACTGTACCCGCTGATTAGAACGCATCTGCTCTATCCAGTTGAGCTACGCGCGGGTGGTTGGGTATCCGTAAAGCCGAATGTTAGGGCAAGTTCCGCATAGACGCCGCGCCAACTATCCAAGCCTGTCGGCGCGGCGTACTCAAAGTCAAAGACAACTCGCTGCGGGTTGTCGAGAACACTGATCACTTTGCACTGGTCAATGATTTGTCCAAGCGACAACTGGTCAGATGCGGCAAATTGAGCCGCACGGGCCGCTCGAATATTTCAGTCAACATACTCTTGAAGTGCTTGGCTCATTGATCTGGTCCATTAAATGGTAGCCCTGACCCGAAGGTCAGATCGGTTGAAATTCAGGCGTCTGTGCGCTCGTTGTCGTCGCCGTAGAAAACGGATTTTACAGCGAACATGCTGGCCGTTTCCAGATTGGTCAGGGCGATACTGCGGCGGCGGCTTGGGGGAAGCTGGTTTATCACGTCTGCCAGTTCGTTTGCTTTGCCTTTGATTGCGTCAACCATCTCGTTGTTTGATGGGTTGAAGTCTTTTGCTGTAACGTCGGTAGTCATGTCGTTCTCCTTAGGTTGTGACCAAAACGGTCCTTCGTGTCATGTTCTTTTCTAGCGGATTTACCGCCCTTAAATCAACATTAGTTTATTCGATTGGTGAGGTCAATACATTTCGCAAATAAAATCGAACAAAGTTTTGTTGCGTTATTCGGCAGGGTGTGCGACAAGACATTATGAGAATTGCTTACATATATGATCTGCCCGCAACCGTTGCCGATGATTGGGGTTGCGAAAAGGTTTTTGTTGATGTGCCAAAGGCCCGGCGATCTGCCCGCACTGACTTGCTGGATCGTGGCGGGCTGCGGGCTGGCGACGTTCTGGTGATCTGCAAGAAGTCACAGCTTGGGCAGGGGCAGGAGAGCGCAGCCATGCAGCGCCGGATTGCCGAGATTGGCGCGACCATTGAAGTCATTGAGTTGCCGCCCAGACAGTCAAAGAAGCGCGGCGGATGGCTGGTGCCCACGGACGAGCAAAAGCTGCGCATATGCCCCCTGTGGCGATCCACACAGCCCGCGTCATATGTGATCGAACGCGCCTCTGATATTATGGGCGCGGAAGTGGATCGAAACTGGTTGAACCGTCACTGCGATCCGCGCGGGCGGAAAACGAAAGATTAGAGGAACATGTGATGCTGAAAGATTCCAAAGTTAGAGTATGTCCGCACCACGGAGGCCATTGCCTGTGCAGACCAGGGGCGTGCGCCAACCCGCCGATTGGGTGGGGAAGCTGGACGAAAAAGAACAAATCTAGCTAGATAAGAGTGGAAAGGGTTTAGCCATGAGCGACGATGAATACCACGGTCACATGACGCACAAGGACGGTTCGCACACGCCTTTGAGTAAGAAGGAAGCGCAGGCCCTTTGGGATCACTTGGAAGAAGACGACAAGAAGCGCGCCGCTGAAATGCCTGAGCCATGGGACGCAACTCGGCAGATCATTCGCGCCAAGGAACGTCTGCGGAAATTGGGCTGGGCTGAGGGCGGCGGGTTTGCCGTAAAGAAAGGTGACGATTGCGCCGTGATCGAGTTGGGATCAACGGGCATGTGGTCTGGATGGCTAGACCACGAAGGCAAGTATATCCATTATGCTGGCGACTGCTCACATAGACGCAAGGTCTGGGCAAAACCGCTCAACAAACTGACCGATGCCGAGCGTGAAAAGATGAAAGATGGCGACAGGGACGCCGCTGAAAGCATGGAGCATGAGTGCCGCGCGATGGCGGCAATGTCTGAATTTGAACAATCACTCTAAGGAGCCGACATGCTCAAGGCAAAGAAAATTGATTTTGAGTGGCTGCACGACGAGCACAGCCCAAACCCGACATGTCACCGGACAATTGGTAACGGATTTTCTGCTTATGTTCTGATACCCTACGACGGGGAAAATGATCCGCAGGGAGGTTCGGGGACTTGGAATGCTGTTGCTCAAAATAGGGGGCAATCTGGCTTCCCATCAAAAGCCGCAGCAATCGCATACTGTGAACAGACAATACGCGATTATGCGCAAGCTGCGGTAAATCGGGCGTCGAACTTTCTTGAGACCTAACAAACCTAATTTGGAGACTTGGCATTTGACAACAACGGCGATCCGCTCGGCAGCTTTGAACAAGGCGTCGATTGGACCATTGCGAAGGTGGCGGAAACGCTTGGGATCGGCGTCAACGATTTCTCATGGGACGCGGCAACGGAAGAATGGGAAGGCGATGTACAGGCTGTGATCTGCAACATGCTCACTGCCTCTTTGGGCGAGGATTGGCGGAACAAAATTCAACACCATGTAGGGGAGCGGTAGTAATGGCTGACAGCGCGGATTTGAGGGCGAAAGCTGAAAGCGACGAGCGTCGTGGTGTTAGAGAATTGCAGGCCAAATGCGGCCATGAATTGCAGGTTTATGTGCCAGCAAACGGCAAGAAAGTTGGCGCATGGCATTGTTCAGATTGTGGCGCAAAATTGTAGTGTGATCGAAACAAAATAGGAGCCGACATGAGCGTTATCATGATGAATGCCTTAGAGATTCAGGTAAAGTCCTTGTCTCGGCAGGTCGAGTATTTGGTTTCTGAGCATGATCGTCTGGCAAAAGAAAATGATCAGGTCCGAAATCTGCTGGCAGAGTATGACAAGCGCCACGATAGTATGGTGGCGGCACTAACTGAGGTGCGCGACATGAACCCGTCAGTGACCGCATTGATGCAAGACGGTTCGTGGCGCTGCGCCCACAGGGATTTGCAGAGGATTGCCCGCTTGGCTCTTTCTGCACAAAACATCTAAGGAGCAAAATGATGGACGATATTGAAAACGACATCGGCACGGCGTTGATAAGATTGCGCCAAGCCTTCGCCAAGCACAAAATTCCTTGCCCCGATATTTTGGAGTATTCGGACGGCGCAAAGGCGTACAAGGCTATCATCCCCCTTCGGCACGGTCTTGGCCCTGCTAATTGGGGCATGATGTCCAGCGCTGCGCCTGTTGGTGAAGCCTCTCTGGCGGGTTTTACGTTGCGCTTTGAGCCGAAGAAGGTGGAGTACCCCAGAACCGGCGTCGAACTAGATAACGGAATTTCGGGCCGCATATTCCAACAAGAAGATTAGAGGAGGAATATGATTTGAGCGACAAGGAAATCTCTGAATCGGTACGCGCTGCGGCTGATGCACTTAATGATGCGATGGAATCGGCAAGGATGGCTGGTTTGACCGTTGACGTGCAATTGATCGAAGTTGGCGAGATGCAATGCGGACCTTACCAAATAGTCGAAATTAAGGTTTTCCGCCCGCTATAGGTTTTTATGCAAATAGGGCAAGAGCGCACCAAAACGCCCTTGCCCCACCAGTCAAATATCGAAATGATATTCTTGCGCGGGCAACCACTGATATTGATCTTCAAACGTGGTGCCATCGGTGCCGCGCAGGCCACGGTCGCGCTGGTCCGTGCCTTCGATCAGGTTGTATCCTGTCGGGATAGGTTCTTGATACATTCTGAGGATCCTTGTCGCTCTAAATTAGGGTTTCTTCGGCAGCTACGCCCAGCCACTTGCAAACGGCCATAAAGTTGTCGGAGGTCAGCTCTTTGCCGTTTTCAAACCTTGAAAGTGTCGCCGGTGACACGCCAATTTCACGGGCCGCATCACGCACGGAAACCCGCTTGCGCGCCCTTTGAACCCTGACGTCTTCCGAGAGTTTTGGCCAGTCTATCATTGCAACCTCGTTTTGCTGTTGCGGTATCGTTACAGGGTCGATACATTTGGTGCAATAGTGAATTTTGACAATAGGGAGCAAAACCATGGATGACGGCACCACGCAGAACACCAAGAAAGTGAATAAGCGAAAGGCTGGCACTTTAGTTAAGATGGGCGCTTTATCTTTGGTGCTGTTTGTGGGGTCACTCATTGCCTTTATGGTGTCTATCTGGGGTCTGTCCGGCTTTTTTGGTGCTACGATGATCTTGTCCGGTTTGGGCCTATGTGCTTATTTTTTCACGCCTGATTTTTGATGGGGTAGTTGACAATTGATCCCCGCCTGGACGTCTGATTGGGTCGGAATACCCCACGCAAAACTTGGCCGCGACCGCTCTGCATGCGATTGCCTTGGGCTTGTGATATTGCTCAAAAAGCATCGGCAGGGCGTCACGATCCCAGACCCGATGTGCAGCGTCGCAGAGGCGGTGCGCATGCGGCTGGCGGATCGGCACAGGTCGCAATATCAGGAGGTCACGGACCCACAGGAGGGCGACGTGATCCTCATGCGTTCGCAGGGACACCCCATTCATGTCGGTTACTGCATAGATCAAAATTTGATGCTACACAGCGAGGAAGGGGCCGAGTCCACGGTTGAACAGTGGAACGGCACCAAATGGAAAAATCGCGTTGTGGGAGTGTTTCGGTATGTCGGGGCAGGGCTTTGATCTAGCACTATTTGAGCATCCGTTTAAGGGCGCCACAGATGTTCGGGTGATCGCGGCGGGCAGTTCATTGCAGGACGTGGCCGACGCCTGCGGGATTACCAACAATCCACACATGATAATTCGCGTTTCCGCTGGCGCTTGCACGTCCACCGTGCCCGCGTTTGCGTGGCCTCTGGTCAAGCCAAAAACTGGATCCGTTGTTGAGGTGTACCCAGCCGTTCACGGCGCTGCAATCGGTGCTATCCTGACCGCTGTTGTGGGCACCGCTGCGCCCGCCTTGGCCGGTGCGTTGTTCCCCGGTCTCGCGGCGGGTTCGTTTGGCCTAAGTATCGCCACCGCAGCCATTACGGTCGTCGGCACCTTGCTTGTGCGCGCCCTGATCCCGCCGCCCAGCACCAGCTCGACCGAGGAAGAAACGGTTTACACGATCACTGGCGCGTCAAACAGCGCCGCGCCTTATGACCCCTACCCGACAGTTCTGGGGCGTCACATCATGTTCCCAAAGAAAACCGCGACCGGATACACGGAAACGGTCGAGGACGAGATTTATCTTCGTGAGCGCATGACTTTTGGGCACGGCCCCGTTGCGCTGGAAACCTTGAAGATCGGCACCACCGACATCACCGAATTTGACGATGTTCAGTTGGAATTTCTGAACGTGGACAAGGACCGGACACTGGCGAACATGCCGGATCTTGCCAACCTGATCACCCCGAAGACTAGCGAGGCGACACAGCCGAATTTTTTGATTGAGGAACCAAACGACCGCTACACGTTCACGACCGAACTGGCGGCAAAAAGCGCGACTGTTGATCTTTCGCCGGTGATCAACGACTTCGTGTCCTCTTATGAAATCCGCCTCTACAGCCGCGCGGTCGGCGCGACAAACTGGACCCAGCACTCGGTCCACGCAAACGTCACGGGCGACCTAACGCTGACGTGGCCGGAATTTTCCGACAATGTGGAGCGTGAATTTTCCGTTAAAATGCAATCGCGTCAAACGCAAAACGAGACCGGTTTGGAGCAAGGTAGCGAGGGGGAGACAATCCCCTTTACCACTGAGAACACCGGCGTAAGCGTGCAGTCTACAAGTGCAGAATATCAAGACGGCCTGCAAATTGGTGGCTGGCGATATGGCACCGAAGCCATGACGCTTTACCCAGACGATGTGAGCGAAGACACGTACAATGTGACCTTGGATCACAACCTGCAAACTGTGCGTCAAACCCGTGTTGAGGCAACATCAGCGCAGGTAGACATCGCGTTTCAGGGTCTTGTGCAATACGATTCTAAGGGAAGGGCACAGCCCAGAACCGCGCTTTTTCTGATCGAATACCGCTTGGTGGGCGACACCGCTTGGACGGTTCACGAAACGAAGACCTGCACAGAGTCGACAGGGCAATATGTCCGGTTCACCTCAGAAATTGATTTTCAGGAGGTCGGGCAATACGACATCCGCATCACGCGCCAGACCGAGGACACGGACGACAGCAAGATCAGGGACAGCGGGACTCTTACGGCCATCCGCACCTTCCAATCGGGGGGGCTTCCCAGCCACGACGGGATCTCCGAGGTCGTTTTGCGGATCAAGGCCACAAGCCAGCTGAACGGGCAAATCCAAAACCTGAACGCTGTCGTGCAACAGCTCGCGCCGGTCTGGGATGGATCTGCCTGGTCTGACCCCGTGCCTGTTCGGCACCCCGCGCACGTTTTCACCAATGCGCTGCGCGGCCAGCAGATGCGCGACACGGTTGCCGATTCCCGCATTGACCTGAATGGGTTGAAGGCGTGGGCAGACGAAGAACCGTGGTGGACATGTGACACCGTGATCGAGGGCACCCGCAGGCTGGCCGATGTTCTGGATCTTATTGCCGCCACGGGGCGGGCGCGGCGCGGCTTCAACGACCTGAAATATTCGGTGATCCGTGACGGGGGTGCGGGCGGGATCGTCCAGCACTTTACCCCGCGCAATAGCTGGGGATTTGTCGGGCGTCGCTTTCTGGACCGTGAGATCCACGGATTCCGCATCCGCGCGGTCAGTGAGCGAAAAGAGTGGGCCGAGGATGATGTGATCGTCTACGCCGACGGGTTCGGCCCAGCGAACGCGACCGAATTTGAAACTCTGCCCCTGCCAGCCGTTGTCCTGACAAACGACGGCGACAACCAAGGGAACCCTTGGCGCTTGGGCCGGTATCATCTGGCGGTGGCAAAACTCAGGCCAGAAGAATTTCATTTCTACAGCGACCTTGACCACCTGCGCTGTCAGATGGGCAGCAAGGTGCGCGTCGTCCACGATGTGCCCATGTTCGGGGTCGGGGCCGCGCGCGTGATCCGATTGGATCATTCGGGCGGTTTCGTGCAGGGCATTTTCCTAGACGATATTGTGACCGAGGATGCACGGCAATTCAGGATGCGGATCCGCGCGGCTGATAGCACCGAAATCACCTTTGCGGCCACAAATGACGGTAGCGGTGGCTGGACGCCAGTTTCTCAAGTCCCTGTTGAGTTTGAGGTCGGCGACCTTGTGCTGATCGAGGAAACGACGGCGCAGGCTGTGGACCTGCTGGTTACCAACATTCAAAACGACGGCGACCTGAAAGCCAAGATTACCGCCGTGCCAGCCGCGCCAGCCGTATTGCAAGCCGATGGTGGGCAAATTCCAGCATATGACCCCCAGATCACGCCACAAACGCTGTACGGGCCGGAAAAGCCGGTCGTCGCGGGTGTCCGGTCTGGCCTGGACACAGCCATTCTTGAGCGTGACGGGTCTTTGACGCCGCGCATTGGCGTTGAAATCGCAGCGTTTGCATCCCTCGCAATATCCGAGCCGCTTTTGCAGGTGCGTTGGCGAGCTCAAGCATCGACGCGCTGGAACGAGGGCGCGGTGCAGCCATATGCCAGCGAGTTGTTGACCGGACCGCTTGAAGGTGGAAGCGCCTACTATGTCGCCGTGCGCAGCCTTGACCAAGAGGGCAAGACGCGGGGTTGGGTGGACGCTGGGCTGATCGTGGCCGCATCAAAGGACGCCCTGTTGGCCGCGCCTGTTGGCTGGGCCTCGGTTTCTGGTATCGACACCGTGACGCTGTTTGGGCCTGAAACATCGGAGCAGGACGTCGCCGGATATGTGATTTACGCAGCCAACAGCCAGAGCGCGACCCTGACCGCTGTGGGCCAGACCGTTTCGCCTCATTTCATGTTTCGGCCGGCGGATTCCGAGTTTTCGAGATACCGGATTGGGGCCATTGATCACGACGGTACGGTCGGCGACCTGACAGCGTTTATCGCGGCATCCCCTACCGGCGTCACAAATGCCACGCTCACAACGGAAGTGGACAGCCGCATATCCGCGGCGTTGGCGGGCGCTAACGATGCGGCAAGCGAGGCCGTGGCCGCACGGGCTATCGCTGACGCGGTGGCCGGAGGTCTTGCCGATCTGGAAGGCTTTGCGACCAGCACCGCCTCGCTGACCGCTGATCTATCAAACGGCAAAATCGCGGGGATCCGCGCTACCGTCTACGATGGTGACGGCGGAGCCACGACGGGATCCATTCTTGAGCTTCTAGGTGACAATGTGGTCGCGCCAGGCTCTTTGAGCGCATCCAGTTTGGTGATTACCGACACGACTGGCAATTTCTGGCCTAACGCGGCGTTCAAATATGGCGACAATCGGGGTTTCGGGAACCTGCCAGCGCCTTGGTCGATTGTGCAGCAAGGGTCCAACACCTTTGATCCGGTGCAAGATGCGGTCAGCCAGTACATTTTGCAGATTGGCCCAGACGCTACTCAACGCAACTGGTTTGCGACCACGCCTATCGACGTCAAAGGCGGGGAGTCGTTCGAAATCTCGTGTGATCTTGCCCGCGATGAATTTGCAGGGCTGGATCCCGAGGTCCGTTTGGTCATGTCGTTTGTTGACGCGGCGGGAACCTATGTCGGCGGAAACTTTGTGCCCTTCGTTCCCACCGAAAAAACATGGCAGAGGTTCACAAAAAACGTGACGGCACCAGCAAACGCGGCGCGGGTGAATTTGAGCGTTCGCAAGTATGCCGCCGCATCGTCTGCGTTTGCCTTTGTGGCGAATATCGAGGCCATCAGAAAGCGAAGCGGTGCAACGCTGATCACGCCTTATTCCATCACATCAGAAGCGGCGCTGTTTGCCGAGGCTGCAATCGGCACCCTTGAAATCGCACAAGGGGCCGTGACGGTTGAGAGCAGCGCATACAAGGGCACGACACAATCCATCCTTTCGAATGACACATGGCAGACTGTGAACCTGGTCACGATCAACAAGACGCTGGCGGGTTTTTCCACCCGAATTTTGGTTTCAATGGTAACCGCAGGCGCCAGCGTCGGAAACTCTTTGCAGTTCCGCATCATGCGCGGACCCGTGGAGGTGCGGCAGTTCCACAAGGGGCTGTCTGGGACACAGGACACGGTAACGCATGCGATGAAGGACAACGATTTGCAGCAGGGCCTGTTCACATACTATCTGCAAGCCAAGGCCATTGGCGGCAACACGCTCAAAATATACCAGTCCTACATTGCCGTAGAGCAAACCAAGAGGTGATCTGATGTCGCAAGCCTATATCATCCATTCCACCACCTTGGGGACCAGCTCAGCACGACCTGTCACCAGATACGGCACGGCATCAAGCACCGACCAGGCGCTGGTGCAGGAGGTCGAGGCCGACGAGGCTTTGGTGATGGTGGACGCGCTTCTGGAAAGCATGGAGAGGGCTGTCTACGACACCGGCGCAGACAATCTTTACAACGCACCACCACCTACGGCGGTGCCGCCAGACGAGCAAAGCAACATCATCGAAGAGCGGGCAAACTTTGTGCGGACATGCTTGCGGGAAAGCGAGTGGACGCAGCTACCAGATGCACCGCTGACGGTGGCCGAGGTGGCCGAGTGGACGCAATACAGGGCCGATCTGCGGGCCTATGCGGCCATGCCCTACAACCAAGGAACATCGCCCGCAAAGCCGACCACGACAGAGTTCTAACGGCAAGGTTTGATTGTTGGCCGCACATTCACCATAAAGGGGCAAGGGTTCGGGTTTCAGAGAGAGGTCAAGGCAAATGGAAAAATGGTCAATCGTTGGGCATTGGGACGGCGGGGATGGCACGATAGATGCCTTGGCGTTGAGCCACTATAACGCGGTCGTTGATCAGGGCTTGCGCGTTCACTATGGCGAAAACTCTCTGGAAGATCAGCGCGTCACCAGTGATGGCATTTACGGCGCACACACGCGCGCATTCAACACCCGCTGCATTGGCGTCGCCATGTGCGGCATGTTTGGCGCTCAGGAGGGCGCCCCGCCGCCGAATTACGGTTCGGATTATCCTATCAAAGAACACCAGTTTTACCTGATGTGCAAAGTGATGGCCGCGTATTGCATCCAGAAGCAAATCCCCGTCACGCCGGAAAGAGTTCTGACCCACGCCGAGGTCCAGCCAAATCTGGGCATCCGACAAAATGGGAAATGGGACATCACGGTTTTGCCGTGGAATCCTGACATCGTGGGCCATCGCATGGTCGGTGATCACATGCGCGAGCTGGTCAGCGGCTATATCTTGGAAGCCGAGCCGGGAATGGCGCACCTCTGCGTTGACGCGGAAATCCGAACGGCCAAGCCGTTGCTGAAAATCGGCATGCGCGGGGAAGATGTCAGGGTTTTGCAGTCTGACCTGCATGACCTTCGTTATTTCGCCGGATCAATCGACGGCATTTTTGGCAAGCGGACGCGCGCGGCGGTTCTGGCATTTCAGGCCGATAATGACCTCGACACAGACGGTGTTGTCGGGCCACGCACCCACCTGATGATGGACAAGGCCGAGCCGCGCGAATTGCGGGCGATTTCCGCGACATCTGTGGAGAAAAGCGGCACCCTTGACGATCTTCGGAAAAGTGACCGCCTTGCAGACCTCACAGGGCTTGCCGGAGCGGCCCAAGCTGTCGCGTCAGTTCAGGACAAGGTGGCAGAGGTGCAGGTCGCGGCTGACGGCATCATGGGCCTATGGCAGACGATCCAGCCTTATTGGCCTATTCTCGTTGTGCTGGCGCTCTATATGGCATGGCGGGGCCTCAACAGTCAGGCGCGGCGGCGCCGCATCAGGGACGCAATCACGGGGGCAAATGACGCAAGATGATCGCAAACATTGGTTTCGCATTTATCCGATCCGCTTGGGGGCGGTACATCATTCTGGGCCTGTCGGTGCTGTCTGCACTGGCAGTCTGGGGGCGGTCACGGGAAAGCAAGGGCGCGGGCAAACTTGAGGGCAAGATCCGCGCTGAAATTGAACGCAAAACAAAGGAGGGGCGCGATGCTTACCACGAAGAACGCCGCAAGGGTGCAGGGATTCCTGTTGGCAATGTTGCTGACAGCCTGCGCGGGCGCGATGATCGTTGGCGCGGGGTGCAAGGTCTACGGTGAGGCCCGCCTAGACCTGCCATACGATGAATTGTCGCGCGCACCAGAAAACCTTGCCCGATGGATAAATTCCACCGATAAGGGAATGACCGAAGCCTGCACGAAGTGACGGCGCAAAATATCTCTGGGGGCCGCATGACTGTAAAAAGAAAGATCACCAAAACCACGGATTCCGCGCTTTACTGGTGGAAAATCATACAAATGGTGATCGGCGCGTCTGCCTTGGCGGTGGCTTTCTTTGTGCATTACGTCGGCCCAGGCATCAAGGATTCGGTGCGCGATTTCACCGGAAACACTGAGGTCGTCAACCGTATTGACGACGAAATACTGCCCCGCATCGAAATGATGGAGGCGAACATGCCGCCCCCGAAAACGGTGACTTGGAACGCATCCCAATCTTATCAGGCGGTCCCGTGCGATCACATCGAATGTAATTATATTTTGACCGCATCGGCCACGCCATTCCGGCTTCTGTGCGGCGATTTTTCCAAATCTGAGGTCGAGGTCCGGCTTGAAGGATCGGGGCGAACAGTTAAGACCCGATACGCCGACAGCTTTGTTCCTGTAGAGCTCACGATGCGGGAGGACAGTTTCGTCGTACCTATCGTAATTCATGCGGGCATCCCTGATGGCAAGCATGACTGGAAGGTGAACTATGAATATGAGAATTGCCCTGGTCCAAACGAGCCGCAGCAAAGATCCTCGCCCTATTTCCCCTTGGTCGTAGATCGCACAGAACGCCGCTAGTGTTCAATGAACACGACAGGCACATCTGATTGCCAGCAGGCCGCGCAGTTCCCGCAATGCTTTTCCCTCTGGCCGGTATCGTTTGCGTCACGCTGTTCGGGACAGACCATGCCAGTGTCGCCGTTTATCCTGACAAAACGCTTTTCGGTTGGCCAATCAATCGTCCATGATCCCATTGCCCCGCTTTCGCCAGATGTCCGCACCGCAAATTGATCCGGTGCGGCCTCACGGATCCTTTTGATACCCGCTCCTATTGGGCTATCCGATGGCCAAGCAGTGAACCCGAAAACGTGCAAAAGCGGGTATTCATCAATGAGCTGCGCCCACATTTCAAGGTATGCCATGCTGTAGAAGTCGCCGAGGACGTGCAGGCGAACGAGTAGAGGTTTTGGCCTGCGCCGGTCAAAGTGGCTTGCGATCTGGTGCTTTATTGCGGCTTCCAAGGGCTGGCCGTGCCGCCATCTGATGGCTAGACTCATGTTGTTGCCGTAGCAGGTTTGCCAGTGCTGGCACGTAGTCGGGCATGTGCGCCGCTCCTCAATCGACAGCGTTAGGATCCGCGCACCTTTGAGCCTTCCCACCAGAACGTCGCCGCCGATCTTTCGATTGTTGGCGCCGTCCATTAAAACTGGCTGGCCCACGACGGGTTCCTTGATCCGGTTCGGGAATATGGTGCCCGTGCTGCCTTCTGGTGCAGAGTGTGAAGATCGCCCGTCAGCTGGGCCTGTATGCGTCACCCTTCGCCGATCATGTAGGCCGCTGCGTCGCTGTTTGACCTTCTCACGCGCCCTGTCTGCCTTTTCTTTGGCCGCGCGGTTTACCTTGTCGTCTCTCAAAACAGGCTTCCTTGTTCTGGGGGGTTAAAGTTCTTGGCAGGCGGCACCCAGATCGAGGGGTGCAAGTCCGAGGTCACGGGCAAGATGGCGCCACGCATTTGCCGCAGCCAAAGGGCAAACGCCATTGCCGAGCAGTTTGAGAGCGCGTGTCCGTGAGGCCAGCCCATCAGCCAGTTCACGAACGGCACATTCAATCGCGGGCTGCGCCAGTGCTTCGTTCGCTTCTGAGACCACCGGCTGTAGGACGCGCCCGCCATCCACGCCTCCCGTGCTGGGTTCTTCGATGGGCGGCGGGTCGGCGGCGAGTATGGCCGCGAAATGGAATGCGGACGTTTGAACAATCCCGCTTCGGCTAAGAGCCGGTGCAAGGTCCGGCGCTGTTTGAACGACAACCCGCCAAGCCTCACGGTCGTCTGGGCTTGGTGGGAAAACCCTTGTTCTGCGCATGTGTCCAGTTGATCCATGCGGCTTTTCCCGTCGCTGCGGATCACGGTCGGGCCGCTGCCCTTCCAGCCCCGCGATCGAGGCGTCGGCCAAGACGTCACGTCGTCGGCCAAATTCCGCCCGCCGTGCTTGGTCCCAAACCGGCCCACCCGATGCGGCGCCCCGCCCTTGCTGTCGTGCGCCTGCGGCGTTGTCCACGCTTGGGCTGTCTCTTGCAGGTCCGGCCCGCCCGCGCCCCGTTCCTCTCGTTTCGAGTTTGCCCCGCCCGTAAGCGCCTTGGGGGTCGGCCACCGCTGCGCCTGCTGTCCTAGATTCCGCCCCTGCGATGGGTAGCCCCGTGCTTTCAATTCTTCCCCACGGCGCTGGAACGTGTCGGTCGGTTCGTCGTAATTGGCCAGACCGGCCGATGGCGTTCCCCAAGCCTCCGCTTCCCCTTGCAAGGTCAAACGCTCGTTTCCCAGCTGGCCCTTGTCGCGTGTGTAGCCTCCGGCAGTTGTCTTTGCTGTAGGCCACAATGAAGATTCTGAGACGTTCGTGGGGGGCACCGACTTCCGCCGCGCTGAATGGCTGGGCCGCAGCGTCAAAGCCCATTTCTCGTAGGTCGCGCAATACTGTTTCAAGCCCCAAGGAGATATGGCCTGCCACGTTTTCGAGGAACACCCATCTGGGGCCGACCTCTCGGATGATGCGGGCGACGTCCGGCCAGAGGTGGCGCTCGTCATTTTCGCCGCGGCGTTTACCCGCGCTGCTGAATGGCTGGCAGGGGTATCCGGCGAGGATCGTGTCGCAGATGTCGCGCCACGCATGCCCGTTGAAAGTGGTAACGTCGTCCCAAACAGGTGCTTGGGCAAAATATCCCGCGCGCTGGGCGGCGTGGATGATGCTTTGCGGGTATGCCTCCCATTCGACAAAGCAACCTGTGTCAAACGTCGGCTCTGCGATGCGCAAGCCCATGTCCAGCCCCCCGCCACCGGAGCAGAGACTGAGGCCGTTTCGGGGTCTGTGATCCACGCCATCAAAGGGCATCCTTCATAATCCTTGCAGGTTCAAAATGCCCGCCCCAGCGAGCATAGATGCGGGGCGGGCCAGTGAAGGCCGAGACGGTCGTTGCCACAGGCGGGGCTGCGTCGGGGCCTTGTCTCTTAAAAGTCGAGCGGCAGGTCGTCGGCAGATGGTTCGGCCGGCGGGATCTTGACCTTACATTGCGGGCCGAACACAGCGACGGTGTGGCCTTGCTGCAAAGCCAAGCCCGCCGCCATCTTTTCGGCTTCGGCAAGGCAATCTGGGCCGGTCACGGGCACGATGTTGTTGCGGCTGGCTGTCTGGTAGATCAGGAGCGCAAAAGGCTTCGTAAAGTCGATTTTTTCGACCGCGCGCTTTTCCTTGCTCTCTGGCTTTTCAATTTGTTCTGTCTTGTCGTTCATCTTGTTCCTCTCAGCGTGGGCTTAAATGGACGTCGCGCATGCCCACGGCGCGACGTCCGACCCACTGCGTTTTCCATGTTGCGAATTGCCTTGCCGTCCAGCACGACGCAATTCGGGGCGTTTCAATATGCTGGAATCTCAGAAATCTTCGCCTTGTTCTGGCGGGTCTGCACGGGCCGCGATGGCCTTGCAGATGTCGTGAACCGGCTTTTCCTTGTCAAAGTCGTTTGGATCCTTTTCGAAGGTTTCCTTTAGGGCCGTGCGTTCTTCCATGTTCAGCCCGCCAAACCACGCTTTATAGACATCGGTGCCCCCGTCCGCTGTGGACTTGGCCTCGATACAAATGCGCTCTGGGTCGAACGCGCGGGATCGCTGGCCCTGATCGGCTGCGCCTTTGGGTTCCATCCGCGCCACGTTGAAGCCCGTCCGCTTGCTCCGCGATGTTGTCAGAAGGATCACCGTATCCTTTTCGATGTCGGATGCGTGGCTGATACGAATGCCACCTACTGCGATGCCGCCAAATTTGACATTGGGGTCGCAGTACAGGCGCAGCCATCGCCCAACGTACTGGTTACCATCGCCGCCCCAGATAGCGACCAAAACCCGCCGCATGGACTTGCAGGGCTTGTATGGCCGCTTTTCGTCACCTTCAAATCCGATGGAAATGGGTTGATCCGCTGCCCCTTGGTTCCCCCAAACGCCGGTAATCAAAATATCGACGGGACCGCCGACAAGATCATCTGCGTTCAACTGGTCTGATTTTGGCGCAATCGTTTTTGTCAGGTCTGTCATACGGTAATGTCCTCTGTTTGGTAATCTGGGTCGAGCCAGAACCCGTTGAAACTGTTGTCGTCAATGTCGAATATCGGCTCAAGTGGACGCCAAGGCTGGCCTTCGCCATAGACCTTCATGCAGCGCATAAAAAGCATGATTGCCTCGTCAATTTCCCCTTTTGCCTTTAGGCCGAAAAGGGACCATTCAGCGTATTGTTCCGCGATAGGTGCGTCTACAGACGCATTGCCGGTTGATGCAGCATCCAGGCTGATGTGGGCCTTCCTGATCTTGACCGGACAGCCATAGATGTTTGGAACACCGCCTTTTTGCTGAAACACCGCCGCCGCTCCCAATGGGGCAGCACGATCACGAATAGCGCGGATTACTTCGTGCGCGGTCTGGTCTTCGCTGTCCATGATTTGAAGATCATGGTTCAAGCGCATGGCCTCGCATGCGTCATAGTAAAAACGAAACTGGCGATAATAGCCATTGTACCGCGTGGCGTCGAAAATGCACTCTTTGTAGTGCTTTTTGCGCGGGTTATCGAACGTCTTGACGTCTACGAACAGGTCGGGCCGCAAATAGTCAATTCGGGCTTTCATTGATACGCCAGATTCGTGCGTCCAAAGGAGTGTCACCTCTGGCAAGCCGCCTGTCAAAAACCGCCCAGCAATAGGGCTGGATTTCATCGCTTCGATGTCAGCTGTAATTTGCGCCCATTCCTTGCGACCAAGCGTCACGCGGTCGCCGCGCTCGGCCTCGAATTTCGCGGCCTCAAGGCACCAGATCGCGCCCTCGTAGCCATAGGACCGCAAACGCTCTGCACGGGCCTGCGCATCCTCGCCATCTGGCCCTGTGGTCGGGCCGTGCTTGGCCTCCCATTCCGCGATGATGTCAGACCAAAAGACCACCCCCGCGCTTGCCTCGCGCAAGCGGTCCTTACGGTCCTCTACCGTGCCCGTCTTGGGCAAGCCCAACTCCCCCAGCGCATCCTTGACCTCGGTGTCCTTGATCAAAACGTCTGGGTGATCTTCCGGCTTGGGCAACATGTCCTTTATCGCCGCCTTGACCTCGGTGTCGTTCATCAAGCACCCGTCTGGAAAATCTCCGGCGTCAATCTGACGGACGAAACGATCATTCAACTTTTCAGGCTCAAGGCGGGCGGTGTGGAAAGCGCGACCAATGCGCTGGGCATCGGTTACCTTTTCCTCACGGTTCGGGTTCATCCAGGACCGCGCCCAAAAATCCCCCTCGCTCACCAATATGTTCGCCGCGTGACTGTTGGAGAAACGCTCCTGCGCGTGGTAAACGTCTTCGTCCATATGCAGGTAGATCCCATCTGGAAACTGCCCTACCGCGCCCGCGCTTTCCGGCCGTGTCTCGTCGTCAATAACGTCGTCTGTCATGTTCCATCCCATCCTAATGAGCGTTGAGCTCGTGTTTCCGTTTCCAATCACCGCCGGTCATTGTGTACCAATCTTCGCGGCGCTCGTTCTGATCAAACATTTCACGCTGGATCGCAGCCAGTGCGTTGCGGTAATTGGCCATTTCCGGCGTCCATGTGTTGCCACGGTCGAACCACTGGCGGTCCGCAAACTCCAAAGCATAACCGCCGTGCGCTGGCCCCTTAAACACATCATCCAAGAAGTCACGCCCCGCCTGATCAACGCTCTCACCCACAACGCTGGCGGCGCGGAATAGATCGGCAAGGTGTGGCGTCATGTTTCCGATTCTCCATTGTTTTCGGCTGTCCAATATGTTGTTTCACATAATTGAGTTGCGCACAATGCACAAATTGAGCAACTTTGCGCATTTATGCGCATTTTTTATCTGGACAAGCGGCGCAAGGCGCGCCTATGAATAGGCACCCACTGCTGAAAATGCGCATGAAAGAATCTAGCGAAATCAAAATGATGGAGCAAGAATTGAGGTGCCGGATGATAAGCGTGGACAAGCTGTTGCGCGATGCGGGTGTGCATCGTTCGACCTGGCAGCGGATCAAATCGGAGGCGACTATTCCCAATGGCACAACCATGCGAAAGCTGCGTGCGGCCTTTGACCAGATCAAGGGGTCCAGGCAATGAAACCGCCGCGCCCTATCCGAATATCGCCCCCGTTCTTTGGCAAGAAAAAGCGAAAGAACCGCGCGCCCCGTCGAGAACTCGAAGCGCCCATTCAAGAAGCTATTTTCCAGTATTTGCAGGCGGCTTTGTTGCAAGGTTCGATGATCCATCACAGCCCAAACGAAATCGGCGTGCGTCTGGAAGACAATCACCGCCAAATGGTCATAGCCAAATGGAAACGCCTAGGCATGAAAGCGGGCTGGCCGGACCTAGAGGCGTTTGCCGCGCAAAAATCCGGCGTTTACCGCCCGCTGATGATCGAGGTCAAGAGCGACACGGGGACTCTCAGCCAAGCGCAAAAGGACGTGCGCGATGGATTCCGTGCGCTGGGCGTTGCGTATTGCGTCGCCCGTTCCGTCCAAGATGTGGAGGAATTTCTGTTGTGGGAAAAAATCGACACGAGGCTGGCGTGAAATCGCGTGTAGCCGCGCCCACTGTACAGATCGGCCACAATCGCGGTCCTGATATGGAGGCGCAAAGGCTGTTTGAAATCATCGGCCCCCGCGCAGAAACCGCCTTGCAACCTTTCCAGTGTGGTGCCCCGTGGACTGGCCACGCCAACGACAAAGAACTGCGGCGCCTTGCCAAGCTGCAAAAGCGCATTGACCTGCGGGAACGCGCGTTGCGTGAGCTCATGGCCGAACGCCGCAAGATTATGAACCGCTGCATTCGCCGCATGCGTCGTGGGGAGGGCAAGAATTGAGCGTCGATTTGTTCATCTGCAAGACCTGCGGCGGCATCGCGCCAAACACATGCCTGAAATGCCCTGACAGGGGCGACGGCAACGGTGTGAAGGTGGGCACGATCCTGCGTCACCTTCGGGAAAGCCCGGACAGGCCATCAATGGAGGCATGCCGGCAGCATTATGGCCGATATGTAGCCAGCCTGAAAATGAGCCGTTTGCAGGATGCGCGAACCATGGCGATCATACTGGAAAACTTGGTGGACTACCGCCGCATGTGTTTTGAAAACGGTTGGAATTGAAACGGCGCATTCCGCGCCAAAATGGAGAGGAAGAAACAATGGAAATTAAGGAAATTCACCGGCATCTTGACGAAATCTCTGCCGTGCTGGTTGAGAAGGGGATCAAAACGCCAACCGTCGCAATCAATATCCAATCCGGTGCAAACATCGTGGGCTATTGCCATTGGTGGGCAAAGAACGCGCACGGAACGGAAGGCATGAAGGCGAAAAACGTCCACTGCGAAACGGTTGGCGACGCGCTGGCAGACCTCAAATTATGGGCCAACAGTCTGCCCGATCCAAAACAGCGCATGAAAGATGAAGCGACCGCCGCCATTGGCCGCGCCTTGGAAATGGCCCGCGACGCGGATCTCGAAGTCGAGTTTATCAACCCGCTCGAAGCCATGATGAAGAAACTCAGCGAGAACGCGATCACGGATCAGAGCAATGACGCCAGCGAGTGAATACGCGCTGGACGCGGATCAGGCAGAGGCCCTTGCGGGCCTCGCCGTTCTGGCCACATCGGATCGGCCGGAATTTATCGAAAGGCTGCAACAGCGTCACGGGCCTGCGTGGGTGGTCGATCTATTTGCCCAAGCCATGGCCGTGGCAAACAGCGTGGTCGAGAAGAACCGCGAAATGGCGGAATTTGTGGCAATCACAAAAGGCAAAATGCACCCAAATCAAGCCGAACGAATTAACCTGCCAACAATTTTGGGGGCCGCGCTGGGCGCTAAGAACGCGATCAACGCTGACACCAGCGTCATATGCGAGGGCTGTGCGTTTCGGCTTGGCAGTGTCGCAAACCAGTGCGTGTCCACGCAGGCAGATGTTCGTTATGTAGAACTGGAAGGCGACAGCCGCTTTCTGTGCCACATGAACGGTCTGGATGAGAGCGGCAACCCGACCAAGGCTTGCCCAGGATGGGCCAAATTCCAGAAGGGCGGGGGCACGGGAAAGGTTGCCGATGGCTAAATCTGTAAGCGCCAAGGGCCTGTTCAGGGCCACAAAGCCGAAGGCTGACAAGGGTGCGCCCCTGCCGATGGATATGCCAGAGCATAAGCCGGAGGCGGTGCGCGACCCGCTGGATTTTGACCCTACGCCGCCGGATGCAACGGTCGCGTTTCTGCGGCGTGAAATGCACCACATTCGCAAGCATGGTGACATCGTGTCCGAGCCTGCGGTCGGCGCTGGGCACATCGCTTACGTTCTGCGGGAACGCGGTTTCAAGGTCAGGGCGGGCGACATGATGCAGCGCGGCTATCGGGGGATCAGCTGCATCGGCAGTTTCTACGAAAACACCGCCGCTGCGCGGATCCACATTACGAACCCGCCGTATAACGAGATAAACGCGCGTGATGGGCATGGCCGGTGGTTGCGGCATGCGATCAAGGGCAGTGATTACATTGCCCTGCTGTTGAACGCGGATTGGGCGGCGGCGCGGATCAACGGCATGGACGAGTTATTCCTCAAGCACCCGCCGTCTGTTGAGTATCTCTGCTGCTGGAAGATTGACTTTCGCGGGGGTGGATCACCGCCGCAGCGCAACAGTTGGTTTGTGTGGGACGTCAATCGGCCGGCCAGCGCAAACGAGTGGGTGCGCCGCAGGCTCTACCGCGATCAGCCGGACCCCGATCAGGCGGGGTTTGACGGTGTTTGATATGTGGGTATGGTGGAATGGGACGGCGGTAACGATCAAGAACCCGCCGTCCCGAGAGGAAAACACACAATACCGGAAAGGTGGAACGCGCGCTTGCACCATCCTTATACGATCTATTTGCGCGCACCACAACATATTGAGGGCGATCAATGGCGCGTAAATTCGGAATGGTTGGCTCAAGCGTTTGGGATAGCGAAAAATTCGTTTCCCTGTCAGACGATTCTGCGCGCTTGGCGTATCTCTATCTTTGCACAACCCACCACGGCAACAGCGTTGGCGTTTTCAGGATGCCGCCCGCCTATCTGGCGGTTGATCTTCGTTGGAGTGAAGGCACAGCGAATAGCGCGCTGGGCGAACTGGAAGACGCGCGGATGATCGAGCAAGGCGTCGAGGGGCAAATCAGGATAGCAAAATGGTTCCTTGGCCCAAGCGGCGCGAACTCGCCGAGTACGGGGTCTTCGTATGCCCGCACGTTCATGGACCCCGCCCAGGTCAAAAAGGGGCCGCTGCGGTCCCGCGCCATCGTGGAAATGATCCATTCAACCATGGTCAAGGCGCAATCGTGGAATCCAGACACAAAGCAAATTGGCTTCATGTACGCGGATTTTGAAAAGCTGCTGCGGGCTTGCCTTCGTGACGAGCCAGAGGAATTGCAAAGATCCTGCGAATACCACGACTTATCCCCGTCCGACACCGTGTGGAACACCATGTGGGACACCATGTACCACACCATGTCCCACACCATCCCCCCCACCGTGGCGACATACATACACGGACACCTGACACCGGAAAAAGAGAGGGATAGGGACACCGGAAAAGGAGAGCGACAGGGATATGGAGAACGACTCCGCGCGCGCGATCAGGCTGCGCCAAGCCCCCCTTCCTCCCCGCCCGCCAAGGGCGGTCGTTCGGGGGGCGGAAAGGTTCCAGAGGACGTTCAGCACCAAATCGACAGCCTCGGCGCAAGCATGTGTCCCGAATGCCAAACGAAACTTGGCTACGGACGATGCAAAGCCTGCAAGGCGATCAAGACCTGAAATGGAAAACCACAATGCAACCCTTGCCCGCATTCTCAGCACCTTTGCCGCCAAGCCAGTCAGCCATGGCCGTTTATGGGGGGATGGGTGGACCCACAGAGTGAAAAACCAGCGGCCCAGCAGAATTGTCACGTATGTCAGGGCGCTAAATTCGACGGAAACCCCGAAAATAGCCGATTGTGTGGCCCTTGGGGTGTTTCCGGCAGGGTAACCTGCGCAACGAACGTTAAGCGGCCTGAGAGGGCCGGAAAATGCTATGAGAGGAAAACAGCATGACAGACGAAGCGAAAGCCGGCGGGGCAGCATTTCCCCGAACTGGACCTATTCGGGGAGAAGCCGACTAAACCCCGCAAAGGACCGCAGGCCAAGGGCTACGCTTGGCGACCCGGCTCCGGCCCGAAAGACCAAACCTGCAACACCTGCAGGCACAAGTTTCGCAAGACATATATGGCACGGCCTGTTCACAAATGCCTGCTAACGCGCGACACTTGGGGATCGACCAAGCGCACGGACATTCTCGTGCGGTCCCCAGCCTGTAAATTCTGGGAAAAAAGAGAGGACGACACATGACCAAAACAATGTGGGCCGTAGGGCCGGAAGACGACAGCGGATGGGAAGCAATCGACGCGCCCACCGAACTGGATGCAAAGGTGGCATGGATGGGCGACATCCTTGGCCCGAACGACAAAATGCCAAGCCACATCATCGCCCAGCGCGTAGAGGCTTGGGATGGTCTGGAAAAGATCAGCGGCCCCGACTGGCTGAACGCCGGTTTGGGATACACCTGCGAACAGTGCGACGAGCTCGCGTTCAACGATGGCGGCGGGGGCGTGATCGACGGCGAGGTTCTGTGCGAGGATTGCGCGCTCAAGGCCCGTCAGTGCGAGTTGTGCGAAGGTGACGGCGAAATCATGCAGGCCGTTCTGTTGCCTAGCGGACATTCGGAGCAAATGGGTCCATGCCCCGACTGCGACGGGGAGGGCACGGTGTGAAAAAGCCGGATTACAAACTCCCCGCCACACTCAGCGAGGCACAGCGCGAAATCACGGCCCTACGTCAAGCCCTGACCGACATCGACGCCAAGGCCCCACAAGCCTGCACCGAGGAAAGCGAACGCATGGAGGTCCATCATTGGCGGGGTGCAGCGCGGGATATGTCGCGGATCGCGCGGGCAGCATTGGAGCCATCGAAATGACCGAAGTGATTAAGGGTTCAGAAAAGTCTTTGGTGAGGTCTACGCTTTTCGTTCGCAAGGATGGCCGCGAGACCTTGGGGGTGTTGCTGGTGTTGGTATCAGATGATGCCGCAGATGCAGCGATGATGCTTGATGTGGACGAGGCAAGAACTCTTGCTGCAAAATTGCTACTCGCAGCCGAAAAAGTCGAGCAGTGCACGCCATCTGGTGTGTTGCAAGAGCATGAATTAAGGCTTTCGTGATGTGCAGCGGCAGCCGATACACAAACGCGCAAATGGCCGACATGTGCTTGGCTGGTGCAGAAAGAGCGCGCGAGGCTGGGGATGCCGTTGCATCCTTGGCCTTGGCGATCACGGCGGCGCAGTTTCTACAGCTGCAAAAATTACTTGAAAGGAACGATCAATGAGACAAATTCCAATGCTATTCAGCCCCGCGATGATCAAGGCGCTACTGGATGGCCGCAAGACCGAAACGCGCCGGATATTGAACCCGCAGCCGGATCCAAGACTGCCTATTGGCGGTGCATCGTTCATCAAGGGCGACGACGCGCACCCGCTTTACGTTAAGTCGGATCAGCCATTGGTGATTTGGAGGCCGTAAAAATAACCGCTTGACCGCGCAAACAACTTGCGCAATAACAGCAACATGCACAATCCTTGTCCCACCTTCATCCGAGGACCATCGGGGGTTGAGCTGGCAGCAAGCGCCGGAGGCCCCCAAGGCATGGCCGGAACGCGGGTTTAGATACCCGCACTGAATACCTGAGAGAGCGTCCGCACCCGGCCACGAAGGCTGCGGGGATGCCAGAAAAGCAACGGCCACAACACGGTGGCAAATGGCAACGGGGTGATGCGGATAGCCCCTGCGCTGTGAAACGATCTTTTGGCGCGAGACGCTGACCACGTTCGGTCGTTAAACAATTCGTCAATCCGGCCCTGACGCTCGCTAGGGAATGGCCCCATCCGGGGGAGGAAGATGGGCAAGACCGTGCAGCCTTGCAGGCCCGGATAACGGTGACAGTCGGGAGAGACCGGCAACCTAATCGGCGGGCGACCGCTGGCAGAGAAGGATTATGTTCTACCCGTCTGGACGAACCTTTTAAATCGTAGAGCGAGACGGGGCCGGTTGAGGGCGCGGCCAGTGGGAAACTGGCGCAAAGGCAACAAAGGTCTAGCGGTGGCGGCGATCCTTAACATGGCCACGAAGCGGGAATAGACGCCCGCACAGAACTCAGGAATCCTTGGCGATTGGGTCATGTGAGGGCGTTAGGGAAACCGCGCCAGCCCCGAAAAAGTCCAGCGCAGGACGGGGCAAAGCTGGTCGGTCTGGGGTGCTGCTACCTAGACGATATGCCCATCAAGTAGGGCGGCTGAGGTGCGGGGATCGGGGCAACCTGAGTTGATCTGCACTGCGTATGCACCGAGGGGTGCGCCAGGGCGACGCGACTTGGGCGGGCGTTCTGGGTTTTTAGCGGGTTGGGGAAGTGGCATCCCATCTGGTTCATACCCAGAAGATCGTCGGTTCGAGTCCGGCACCCGCAACCAAGCGCCGGAGACGTAGCCGGAAACCGCTTTCCTGCGGTGCGCGCCCCATAGCCCCAGATTGCAAGCGTTGGGGGCTTGCTGTCTTGAGCGCGCACCACACGAGAGCGGCCTTCCAAGTGCTCACAAAGTTTCGTAAAGAGTAAGAACCTTATGGCGTGGTCTGCCATTTGGATTGGTGTTTGACCTGACAGCCCGGAATGAGACGGGCACATACGCACAAGGAACTGCCTGTCCTTGGCGAAAAACCTTAGCGGCATGGCCGCGCCCGCCCTAATCCGGCGGGTTCTTTTTTGCCATTTGACGGAACTTGCGAATAATCGCATGATCAGGGTTCAGGAAACCATCAATAGGAGAACGGCTTTGAAACTCGAAACCCTCGCCTTGCTTTCTTCCATCATGTTTCTGGTGTTCAGCGTTTGCCGCGCGGTCGCGGCGCCGGTGCCACCAGAGCAGCCCGTCGTATCGGAGCCAAACGTGCCCGATGGCCCGCCTGGGGAATATGTGATGAAGACCGCAGCCGAACATGCAGAATCCGCCCGCCAGAAGAAGCTGCGCCGGTGCCGCCTGCAAGACACTCAGATTTGCGACGATTAGCGACGTAAATACCTCCCTGTTGGAACTAGGGCCGCATTGCGCGGCCCTTTTTTTGTGTGCAGCATGCAAGCAATCGGGTAAACGGTAGAAAACTCACTGCGAAAAAGGAATGATCCAATGGCCACGATTTCAGTTGAGCTCCTAGCGGACCAATGGACAGTTATCGGCACTGGCGCCGGGTTGCTGGAAAACAATCAGACCGAGGACGCGATTATTCACTTTGGTGACGCTGAACCAACCGACCCATATGCGCACCATGTCCTGCAAAACGACAAGAGCCTTGAAATCTTTTCTGGCAGTCAGACCATCTATGGTCGGCCCCGCACAGCCGGAAAGTCTGCCCGCGTCGTGTTCACGGATTTGGCATGATCAGGGTAAAACGGCGCGGCACCCGAAGGTTGATCGGATTGGGGATACCAAACATTCTGCCCGATGCGGATGGCATCATTTCCGCCGCAATCGACGGTGCGACCTTCAGGGTGCGCGACGTGCAGGATCAGGGCGTTTTTGCGGACGGCACCGTTTGGTTTGTGCCAGACGCAGGCGGTGCGCAGGTGACCGAAATCCTGCCCGCGTCTGTGGTTTCTGACCGTGTCACATCTAACGGCGGGCAGACTGGCCCTAGTCAAATCAATGGTGCGGTGCTGAACCCCGGTGCGGCACCGTCTGGGGCAACGGTTGCTGAGCGCCAATTGGTGAATGACGGCCTGACACACGGCCCCGCGGCGCAGGGGTATGACGATTTTACTTCGACAGGCTTTGCCTATTCGGGCGCTTTGAACGTGGACCCCGGCCACACCTCACAGCCCATCACGATCACCG